TACTAGTAGGACCATCTACACCAACATCCGCACTGTTAATCTTACACCGTGGGAATTTAAATGTGTATGGGTTAGAACCAGTTGGGTCATTTACAATAACTTGTACTCCAGTCTCTGTTTCATTTAAGAACCTGTTTATTAAAGCAGCATCCTCAAAGTAAGCAGAGATTGTACCTGATACTTCAGCCCTTCCGTATTCAAGAGATGGTGCGCTATCATTACCAATAACAAATGTTGGAGCATATGAATTTTCTAGTGTAAAGTCTATACCTGTTACAATAGCTACTGATGAAGGTGTTCCAGTGCCTATTGCTCCTATACCGATACTACCACTATACGCATCAAATGGGGCATTAACTGAAGATGCAGTTAGTGTCTTCTGTGTTTGACCTATTGTCATATCTTTACCTACCATACCAAAAGTAGTTGCTACCATTTGATTTGGAGCCATAGATATACCAAGAGTAGATACAGTCATTCCTGTAAATAATCTTGCCTGATCAATGTCAGCGGCATAATCTTCCAGAGAGAAGAACTTAGGTGTTGTACCAACTTTTAATACGTTAGTAGCCCAAACACCTAGCATAGCAGACTCTAGTAAAGGGTCAAAATCACCCTTACGTAAGTCAACAGCTATGTCTCCGCTTGTTTGTCTATTACCTTGCCTGTTAACTCTAGGCATACGGTCAGATTGAATGTCATTACCTTCCATTATATCTTTAGTTAGATTTAAAGAATGTGATGTGAAAGGTAGTGTGGTGAAGTTACCAGCAGGTGTTGTACCGAAAGTGCTTTCAATTATGTACGACAGACTGGATCTAGAACCCTGTGCAAAGGCCATTTAATATCTCCTAATTATTTGTATATGTACCACCCGATATTAATCGGAACGTAGTACCAAGGACTATCCAAAAAACCTTGCTGACGTTCAGCGTAATCTATGGACACGATTATTGTCTCGTTAGACGAGTTGGTAAATGTTATGTCAGTTGTTGCCTCAAACGACTCTATTATATCATTAGATAAATCATCAGCAGCAGACGGACCAAGTTTTTCGGGTGTATGTGGGGTAACAGCATATAAGCCCTGATACCTTTGCTCTGGGTTTGGGCTTCCCATAACGGCAGATCTTCTTAGTGTAGGAATGAACTTACTTTGTACATAACTTGTTCCCACGGGAGGATCAAATGGTACATTTTCATACGCAATAGAAGGTATGTTAGTTATATTACTAAGTCGAGTTTCTAAAGCTGCTCTTATGTCATTATAAATACTAGCCATGAATATTACTCACTTGTTCAAAAACTCTATACCACTTTTCAACTGCTGTATATCCAGCATGGGGGGCATTATTTCTTAATACTATAGTACCTACTTCAGATGGATCTTTTATTCTATCAATGTCAGAAGTTAATTGTTGCCTACCAACATTAGCTCTTTCTTGTGGATCAGCTTGAGGTCTTCCGTGAAGAGTATAACCTCTAGGTCTTCCTGCCGCTGTATTAAAAGAGAATGATGTTATGTAAGCACCTGACCTAACAAAAGGCACAGATAAATTTATTGCTGTATCTGCTATCTGATGCAACTCTTCCTCTACGCCATTATCTGCTATCTCTCTTATTCTAGATAACTTCTTCTTTAAAGAGCTATTAACTTTTATTTTACTTTTCATTAGCTTACCACATCACATATATAATGAAGTGCTACACCATTAGAATAAGCAGTTAAGACATGAGTTATATTAACTTTTTCATTACCCCGTAGTAACTGGTCATCTATATCAGGAACTGCGCTTATGTTAGGTGCAGGTATTAGGCACTTTCTGTTACCTCTTTGTACTTGATCTAATGTAGGTATAAAACCAACATTATAGTTATAGAAGTAACCTATAAAAGTATAGTCAGTAGTAGCCATATTAGCTATAGAGCCAGTAGCAGGGTTGTAAGTCCCAGCAGTAGTTCTCTTACGTAGTGTAAGGGACTCACCAAAATCATCTACTAGTTTGGCTAAGTCATAGGCTCTAAAAGACATATTCTATTCCTTAGTCAAAATCAGATGAGTAATCATTACCACTATAGCTAGGTGGGTTCTTAAATCTATCTCTTCTAAAAGAAGGTGGAACTCTGTTTGTATCATCTCTTACTGAGTCTACAACAGATATTTCTATACCTCCAGCTTTTATGCCAAATCCCCCGCCAGTTTTCTTACCTTGGTATTCTAAGGTTTCTGCTAGACTTGAGTAATGGCTTGCTAGATCAGAATAGTCAGCTTTTAAAGAACCATCTAAACTTGTTGTAACTTTACGTGAGTACTTAGCACTAACAACCCTTGCAGACCAAGCAGCAGCATAATAAACATTATCTCCTGTTTGACTTAATCCAAATGTTATTTCTTCGTTCTGTACTTGTTGATCAGTAGTATCTGTATCACCTAGTAGTAGCCTAACAGAGTTAATCCGTTCAGCCGCAGTTGAAGTTCCTAATTGTGCAGCGTTGTAGCTCCAAGCCATTAATTACTCTCCAGATTCCCAAAATTTCTTCGCCAGCTTCTTATCAAGCCACGTTGTTTATCAATTACCCTAGATTTCTTACACTTCTTACGCATGAAGTCTGCATTACTAGGTGTTTTACTCTTAACCTTATCGTTTATAGAGTCTACAAGTGCAGATAAGTTATCTATACTAAGAGCTTCTAATCCATCGCCTGTATTAGCTGTTATTTCTAATTCCGAGTTGTGGTGTAAATTTCCTATCGCATATAACTGTAAAACTTTGTTATCGTCTATACCTAGTTCTTTCCACTTATACTCTTCGTTCTTTTTCCAGTCACGACCTGCTGAATTAAACTCTTGTCTTATAAACAGTGGCCTATCATATTGCATAGGCATCTTCTCAAATCGGGTCATATTAATTCCTTTCGGGTTGATTAGTGAGGGCCACTACAGCCCCCACAGTAGAAATTAGAGTTACTGAACGATACCGTTAAAGAAGTATCCCAAGTCAGCACCAACAATTTTCATGTCGTATGCCATTTTAACTTGGATATGCTCTGCAACTTGTTGACGCTTAAGAGCATCATCAGAGAATGACTCAACTGTAATACCTAAGTTGTTTACTGATGGAATTGAGTTCCATGAGAATGTCAAACCTGCTGCTGGGGACATAAGACCAGCATTTGAGGGTGTGTAACATAGAAGAGCATGTTTACCACCAATGAAAGCATTACTTTCAGCAATACCTTCAACAGCAGTGTTTCTTACTGCTTCCATTACGAAGAAGTTTTCCACACCGAAGATTTCTGCTAGTTTAGCATCGACTATCAATGCAGGATTAGATACAGTAGAACCACCGTTCAGACGTGCTAAGATGTCTGGATGATTAACTAACTTGTCTCTTACTTCTTTACCAACAACCATAGTGTTTGGTTTGAAGCCACCAGAAGAAAGCTGCATAGTTCTGCTACCTAAAGTAACATCAGCAATAGGTGTTGAGTTAGTATAGTCATTCCAGTATACGGGAACACCAGCACCGTTTGCAACACCAGCTACACTGGTTGTCCATACTCCGTTAGCAAAGAATGTAGATGCGAATTGCTCTTCTCTATGTATCATAAGACGCATAGCTAGAGTTTCTGCACCAGCAGCTCTTATTTCCAACATTGAATCTTCGTTAGCTAATGTTTGCTCATCGAAGTCCATACCTAGACCATAAACGTCTGCAAAGTATGACATGTTTGATAGCTTCATACCGATTCTATTTACTTCGGTACGAGGAGCTAGTTTCTGAACATCACCAGAGCGATTCATATTCGCGCGGTCATACTCATAGTATTTGTCTGATTGACGAGCAACGCCAACGACAGGGAAAACCTTATCAGCAACAAAGTTTTCGTTTGATTGTACATAAGCCAGTGTTAAATTAGATAACGGCTGGTCAATATGCACTTGAGATGGAGTTAATAGTGGCATTTTTTATTTCCTTTCAGTTGCTATTAAGCAGTGTTACCGCCTTGAATTAATTCGATAGCAATTATTTGTCCTGCTGCACCAGCTTCAGTGGCATAGCCCATTTTTACATGCGTCCCAGCGTGTGTTTTAGCGAGACCGTTAGCATCAGTAACTACTGAAGCCCCAGCAGCAACTGCTACAGCTCCTACTTTTACCATTACTTTACCAGTCATGCATACAGTTGCAGCGTTTCCATTAGTAGGTTGGTTCAAAAGAACCCCAATACAGTTTTCACCAAGTGTTGAAGCGCGAGTAACAGTACCTGCGCCAAGTTTTACGAATTTAAATTGATCCGCTGACAAATCCGCAGCAGCTATATATGTGCGGTTGTCACGAGATTGCATTACAGCCATAGTTATTCCCCTTTATAGGATTTATTAATAAGAGCTTTACCTTCATCAGTCTTAGCAACGATAGCATAAGCCTTAGCGTAATCCCCTTTTTTCATTTCATTCTCACTCATGTAAGATTTTACAAGAGCGTCTATTTTATCAGCAGAAGTTGCAAACTCACCGTCCGCATCTGACTTACCAAATTCCTTCATGGTTTCTGAAAACATCTTATCTGATGCTTTTAGAGCTTCCATTACTGCTTCATCTTCAGCAAAAGATTTTACTAAAGTTTTAGCTACAGTTACATTAAAATGAGGAAGTAATTCTTCTGCTCTTTTAGTTAACTCAATGTCAGCTTTTTCAATTCCAGCATTCTCAAGTGCCTTTAGTATAGGCGCAGGAATATCTGCCTTGTTGATTTGTTCGCCTTCATACTCAACATACTCTGGCTCTATTTTCTTTTCGATTATATCAGATTTAATAATATAACCTGCTTCTATAAGCGACTTTCTTAGACGCTCATTGTCTGCTTTAAGTGTATCTACTTCCACTTCAAGAGGATTAACCTCTAATGCTTCAGCTTTTGTTGTGTCTTCTGACACCTCATCAATTTTTTGTTCCATAGGTTCTCCACTGGAATTATCGCGCTTGTACAAAGAAACCATTGCCTGTGCATTTGCTGGTCTATCCACCAAAGACAATTCTTCAAGTTCAAGCTGTTTTAAAAGGTTAGGCACTATAGTCCTCCTTACTTGCACGACCCCCAATAGAGAAGGCCGCTAGTTCACCAGACTTGACTCTAGCCCAGACGTCATCGTCATAGACTTTGAAAGCTACTATCCAGCCTTCACGGTCACTCTGTATGCCAAGGGATTCACCTATCTCTTTAGTGATGGGCATGGAGTGTATAACAGCACCAATTTGACCCCCTTTATGCATTTCTTTACCGACACGTACATGCTCCATGAAGTTATTCACGGCTTTCACTAACGTCTCAGGTTCAATCATATCGCCCTGACGGTCAACTACAAGTTCACCCTTTTCAGTAACGACTGAGGCCCACCCGTAGACTAGACGCTGTTCTTCGTCAGTCTTTAAGATTTGACCTTCTAAATTCTTAGTTAAGTCAGACACTGATGTGCCTCCTTCCCACATACGACAAGACCAGTACCTAGCAGAAGTCTTATCTTTTGCTGTATCACATGAATGTCTTGCTCTAAAGTTAGCTCTAGCTTTAGGGTTATCTCTCCTGATCTCCATATTGGGATCTCCGAAAGTCACCTTTTTTACTTTACTACCATCCTGTACAAAAACTTCAAACTTCTTAGTCCCACCTTGAATACGTCTAGGTTTATTTAAAGTAACTTTTTGTCCTTGGTAGTCAGCTTTAGCAAACTCCTCTTTCATAATCTCTTGTATTAAAACTCTTAATGCTTCCATACGATTTGAGGATGGTGATTCTTGCATTTCCTCTGGTTTTTCATCATAGCTATCTACTTCATAGTATCTTATATATTCTTGATGGCTTTTTGCTGGCATAAACACAGCTTGACCATCGTATTCGTGAATATGGGTTTGACCATTTAATCCCATGTCCATGCTTCTAGCAATAGCTTCTCTTTGGGTAGTAAATATGTCAGTTGCGTATTGACCCTTTTGAGTATCAGACCATTCAGCAGTCATAGTTCTTCCTTTATCTTTTGTGTTAGGGTATTATTAAATAATCGAAGCTAAGTACCCTTTAAATATTGCAAATACCACTGAGTTATTTGTTGAGGTGTCGGCCCTAAATCTAACGTCTGAGTTCTTCTTTATTATTATAGCTGGGTCAAACCTTATATCAAAGGGTCCACCTTCAGAGGATGCAGTAAAAGAACCTAGTTGCCTAAATACTTTTCCAGCTATTCTATCCTCTAAATAAAAGTCTACAGAAGCAGCTTGTTTCTTACTCACAGATCCATAAATACCAGTTAATACAAAGTAGTCTGAAGAACTGAAAGTTGTAGCTGATTTAAAGGACTGCTGAAACCCAGAAGGTATGTCTATGTGTACTTTAGTAATATCGTCTGGTATACCACCTGTAACGGCTGTATTTTCATATACCACAACTCTACCTACTAACTCAGAACTACCATTGTTGTACACTCTTGATACACGAGATACTGGTGTTGATAAAGATACTGGATTTTGTCCATTTAAAGTTACATTCTGTGTAACAAAAGTAAACACACTGTTTACACCTGTTCCAGCTACTGTATGAGACTCTATTGTTACCTCTTCTGTATCTGAAGCAGATGAAGATGATATATTTGCAATAGTATTTCCAGTTACGTAAGTCTCATTACCACCAACAGTCCAAATAGTCTCTAGGGTATTATTTGCAGTCAAGTTTCCTGACTTACCAAATTTAATAAGTGACTTAGCTTTTTTGTCTATGGATATAACATCCCCATAAGTCATTTGTACTTCACGTTCTGCTTGTACTAGCTTCCCGTCAGGTACTTCGTATCCTCTTCTTCCCCATCCACCAAACATCGCTTCTAATTCCTCAATTTCTTGTTTAGTAGGATCATCGGCTTCTCCCACATCAGGGCTAGGTGTTAATATACTGTATAGTAATAAATTATGTTGTTGGGTGATGGCTGTTGTTTGTACTACTGGAGTTCCAGTTGTAAAAGACGGAACAGTTATTGTCTCATCTTCAATCATAGTACTGCTTGAAACTACAGGATGACCTGTAGTGAAACTTACAACTTGCAGACCATAAATTACATTGAGTGTTGCAGTACTTACAACAGAACTTCCAGTAACTATAATATTACAGCTTAAACTATGTTGCTGAGATATATTAGATGTAGATACAACAACAGGACTAGTTGTAATTGCTGTACAAGTTAAACTGTGTTGTT